AGCGATTATCACACACAGATGGAAATGGTTCTCAAGTGGAGTTTGGAGGCGGACGGTGCAATCGCGATTTGATCGCCTCAGTGAAGCGGCCGACCTGACGTGGGAGTCCATTCACGACTCGCCGCCAGATAAGCGCGGCCCCCTCCTTGCGCAGTATCGAGCGATCCTTGCCGACCTTGAAACCCTTGAGCCACAGAAGGCGGTGGACCCGATTGACGAGATCGCTCAGCGTCGCGCTGATCGGACAGCAAGCGCCGCCAAGCGTTCTGTTCGCGCCAAGCGCCAAGGCTAATTCCTGGGAGGACGCCTCCGACCTTTCTGCCGCCATGGGGTTGACCCTCGACGAGTGGCAGGAGACAGTGCTGCGGGCCGCTCTTGGTGGGCGCAAGGATGGGAAGTGGGCTGCTCATCAGGTGGGTCTTTCTGCGCCGCGCCAGAACGGCAAGTCGCAGCTGATCGTTGCCCGCGCCCTCGCCGGCGCCCTCATGTTCGGCGAACGAAAGATCATCATTTCGGCGCATCAGCAGGGGACGGCCCGCGAGACGTTCAACAAGTTCATTGATCAGATAGAAGCGAACCCGTCGCTTGAGTCTAGGCTGCGCGGCGGGTCAGTGAAGACCGGTGTAATCAACGCCCTGAACCGAGAAACGATCAGGTTCGCCAATGGCGCGGTTGTCGAGTTCAAGGCCCGACAGGGAAACACGGGTCGAGGTTTTTCGTGCGACCTATTGTTTCTTGATGAGGCCCAGACGCTTAGTACGCGGGCGTGGGCCACGATCAACTCGACGATGTCCGCCAAGCCAAATCCGCAGGTGTGGTTAATGGGCACACCCCCGACGCCGGACGACGACGGCGAAGTCTTTACGCGCATCCGCAAGTCGGCTATCGAGAAGGCCGCGACGTCTTTGGCGTGGTGCGAATGGGCGGCAAGCCCCGATGACGACCCGGCGCTTGATGACACTCGCGCGAAAGCGAACCCGGCCTGGTACACGCGCATCAACCACGAGGTGGTTCAGGGTGAGTTTGAGACCTACACGCCCGGACAGTTTGCCTTGGAGCGCTTAGGGATTTGGCCCAGCACGGGCACCGCGTCGCGCCTTATCTCCGCCGAGGCGTGGGACGACACGGGCGTGGACGAGCCGCCTCGTGATGGCGTGAAGTCGTTTGGTGTTGCGTTCTCTGCCGATGGCGAGAGGGTGGCCGTGGCTGGTGCCGTCAAGCGTGACGGGCCGACACATGTGGAGCTCGTGGGGATGCACTCGGGTGACATGGATGGCGGCATCGGGTCGCTGGCTGACTGGCTGGCTGAGCGTTGGCGCGAGTCCGGCCTGATTGCAATGTCTGGGCGCGCGGGGTCTTCCTCTTTGTACGAGGAATTGCGCGCCCGTGGAGTGTCCCCCAAGGCGATGAGAATTGCGGCGACGCCAGACTATTTTGCATCCTGCTCAATGACCTTGGACGCGGTCCGTCAACGCACCCTCACCCATTTGTCGTCTGAGGGCCAGGCCGCACTTGATGACTCGATAGCCGTTTGTGACAGGGCGGTCCGTTCACGTGATGGCGCGTGGGGATGGGTCGCCACCACCGAGGACGGCGACGAAACACCAACCGAAGCGATCAGCCTCGCCTTATGGGCGGCACGCACAACGAAACGAAACCCGAACAGGCCCGCGAGAGGAGTCGTGCTGTGATCCCGCTCCTATTGACCGCACCCGTCATTCCGTCACTGTCGGCCGCCGACGCCGACCTGATGACCGAGATGGTGTCGCGAATCTCGAAGAAGCGCGAGCGCAACTCCATGCGCCGCACCTATTACGAGTTCAGGCAGGGCCTAAAAGACCTTGGTATCGCAATCCCGCCGCACCTGACGGACGTGGAGACGGTTGTGGGTTGGCCCGCGAAAGCCGTCGACTCTATGGCGCGTCGGACCGTCCTTGAGGGCTTCACTCGCGCCGATGGTGGAGACGTCGACGATCTCGGACTTGGCGTCGTGTGGGATCAGAACCACATGGACTCAGTGGTCCCCCAAACCAACACATCTGCCCTAATTCACTCCTGCGCCTTTGGGTTCGTGACAGCAGGGGACGTGGGGGCGGGCGAGCCCGAGGCGCTAATCACTACTCGTTCAGCCGAGTGGGCTACTGGCATCTGGGACTCGCGCCTGCGTTGCTTGCGTTCTGCATTGTCGATCCTCTCGACCAACCGGTACGGACAGATCGACCACATGGTGATGTACAAGCCAAACCTGGCGATTATCATGCGACGCAACGGTCAGTTGTGGGACATCCGGCAGGTCAGTCACGACCTAGGTATTCCTGTAGAACTATTCCCGTATCGGCCCAGCCTCGACCGCCCCTTTGGCGCGTCGCGCATATCGCGCCCGGTCATGGCGATCACTGATTCCGCTGTGCGCACATTGCTACGGACTGAGGTGTCTGCCGAGTTCTTCAATGCCCCTCGTGCTTATGCGCTGGGCGCTGACGAGAACGCATTCGTGGACAAAGACGGTAACCCGATGTCTGGGTGGCAAGTCATGCTTGGCCGCCTACTGGCTCTCTCGCGTGATGAGAATGGCGACTTGCCGAAGGTGGGTCAGTTCACCCAGCAGTCAATGGAGCCGAACATGGCTCAGTTGCGGATGCTTGCGCAGTCGTTTTCTGCCGAGACGTCGCTTCCGTTGCGATCCCTGGGAGTCGTGGGAGATAACCCCGAGTCCGAGGGCGCGATCCGCGAGGCCAACGAGGAACTCTCGCTAGAGATCAGCCACTGGGAGAATGCATCACTTGGCCCCGCCTGGCGTCGTCTCACCACCCACGCCCTACGCGTAGTTGACGACTCCACCGCCGCACGTGAGACCTACGCCTCCCTGCGCGCTCGCTGGCGTAACCAGGAGTCCGCAACTCGCGCGGCCCAGGCCGACGCGTTCACCAAGGTTGCCCAGGCCGTGCCCGACCTCTCCAGCACGGAAGTTGGCTTGGAGATGGCGGGGATGTCCGTCAACCAGATCGAGCGATTCCGTGCCGAGCAGCGCCGACAGTCTGGCCAGCGTACTCTCTCGGAGGTACTGGCGGGCGCTAGCGGAGAGGCTTAGCGGTGACCATCTCCGAGGATGAGGTGGTGCGCCAGCAGACTCGCGTCTACCGGCGGCTGGTGGCGAATGCGCAGCGGGACCTACGTCGTCTGGTGGGGGATCTGTCGCAAGCCACACCCGAGGGGGCGCGCAACGCGCTCCTTGAGGTGATGCCGCTACTCACCGAGAGGTATGGGGACGCTGCGGGTGTTGCATCGCTGGGGTGGTATGACGATCTACGCGACACGGCAGGTGTGCGCGGTGCATACGTCCCCCAACTGGCACAGGCCGATCTCGACGCGGTTCAGCGTGCAACTAGGCGCGCTGCGGGGTCGTTGTGGACGGGTCGGCCAATCGACACGCTTGTGTCGCTCGACTCCATTCTTGATCTGCATGTTAAGCGTGTTGGTCGCGACACAATGACCAGCACTGCCATTGCGGACCCGCGCGCTCATGGCTGGCGACGCGTGGCGGTCGGTGCGACGTGCGGATTTTGCAACATGCTTGCATCGCGTGGGGCGGTCTACAAAGAGCGCACGGCGGACTTCGCCGCACACCACGAATGCAATTGCGCGGCATCCCCGTCATTTGATCCCTATGCGCCCCAGGTGTCTACGCGTCAATACCAGGTTTCGCGACGAACTGCCGCCATGAGTCCCGAACAGCGCGCCGTCCACAACGAGCGCGCACGGGCCTGGATTGACGACTTCGAGCGAACCGGCGCACTCTAGCGCCCCACCAAGACTTCCGACCGCACGGTCGGGGAAACAACCCCAACCACGTCACCCGCATGGGTGTGTGGCGATCCCGCATGGGAGGACAGCATGTTTCGACGCAATAAGGTACTCGCCCTTGCCCGCATGGGCCTCATCCGATTCAACCAGGAGCCAGGAGACGGCGGTGGCGGCAACACCCCCAAGCCCGCCGACCCCACCCCCAAGCCCGCCGACCCGACCCAGCCCGAACCCGAAAAGGGAACGGACTGGAAGGCGGAGGCGCGCAAGTGGGAAGACCGAGCCAAGGAGAACAAGACCGCCGCCGAGAAGCTTGCCGCCCTCGAAGAGTCCCAGAAGACAGAGGACCAGAAGAAGGCAGATCGTATGGCGGAACTTGAGTCCAAGGTTAAGGGCTACGAGACGCGCGATCAGGTCAAGAGTTGGGCCGAGGAGATCGTCAAAGACTCCGACATCTCAACCGAAGTCCTGCGCGGCTCAACTCGCGAGGAACTCGAGAAGCATTTCGAACAGATCAAGTCGACCATGCCCAAGGAGCCGGAGCCCAAGAAGGGCGCCGTCGCACCGTACGTCCAATCCGAAGGCACGTCACCCAGTGACAGCGCCAAGGACACCCCCACCTCACGCGGCACCGGCACGCTTAGGCACGCCTACGCCACCGAGGTGACCACCAAGTAAGGAGCGCCACTCATGGCCATCACCCTATCCGAGGCTGCGAAGCTCTCTCAGACCTACCTCCAACGAGGCGTCATCGAGACCTTCATCCAGAACAGCCCCGTCCTGGACAGGATTCCCTTCCTATCAATTCAGGGCAACGCCTACGCCTACAACAAGGAGGCAACCCTTCCCGGCGTCGCCTTCCGTGCCGTCAATGGCTCGTACGTCGAGTCCACAGGCACTGTCAACCAGGACACGGAGTCACTGGTTATTCTCGGTGGAGACGCCGACGTGGACAAGTTCATCGTGCAGACGCGCGGGGACATCAACGACCAGCGTGCCGTACAGACCGGCATGAAGGTCAAGGCCGCGTCGTACCTGTTTCAGGACACGTTCTTCAACGGCGACACTGCCGTTGATGCGGACTCCTTCGACGGTCTCAAGAAGCGACTGACCGGTGCGCAAGTCATGCCGACTGCCACTAACGGTTCGGCGATTTTGACTAGCGACACGACGATTCACGCGTTCTTTGACAAGTTGGATGAACTCGTGTCGCTGGTCCCCGGCCTCGACGGAACCAACGGCGCGCTGTATGCCAACTCCAGCATCATCGGCAAGATCAAGTCGGCGGCTCGTCACATTTCGGCGGACGTGTTTGTCGAGCGCGATGCCAACGGCAAGCGCGTCGTCATGTGGAACGGGATCCCGATCCTCGACCCCGGAGCGACCACTGCTGGCGTGTCGATTCTCCCTCAGACCGAAACGCAGGGCACTGCGGCTGGAACAACGTCGTCGGTGTACGCGGTGCGCTACGGCGAGGACGAGGGCGACCAGGGCGTCACTGGCCTGACCAATGGTGGCGTGCAGGTGTACGACCTGGGCGAGCTTGAGACTAAGCCCGCTTACCGGACTCGCATCGAGTTCTACACCGGCGTGGCCGTGTTCGGCGGCAAGGCCGCTGCGCGTCTCACCGGCGTGCTGAACGGCTGATCGCCGTGGCTGACCGTCACGAGAAGTTCGAGCGCGCTCGTCCTGACGGGGTTGTGGTCCTAGTGGATCGCAACCTTGACACGGGTGAGCAGGAGGTGTCCGTCAAGGACGCCCCCAAGTCCGGCCCGGTCACGAAGACCGTGCCTAAGCAGTCGGACGCCAAGTCCGACGCGACCAGCAAGTAATCCGATGACGGGTGGCAAGGCCACAAACCTTGTCACCCGTCTCGGACGGCAACCCTAGGAGGCCATGATGGTCGCGTTTGCTACCAGCGTTGAGTACCAGGTGCGACGCGATGTGCCTGTTGGCGTCACCGACGCGCGTCTTGACGTGATGCTCGAAGACGCCTCCACTATTGTCCGTGCCGAGGCCCCCAACATCGACGCATGGATAGCCGCTGGCAACATGGACGCCAACGTGCCCGTGCTGGTCACCGTCGACATGGTGGCGGAGGCTGTACGTCGACGCGTTGCTGACCAGCCAGCCGGGTCAACACGTCAGGGGACTAACGGCCCGTTCTCTGACTCGACCACCCTTTCGGCGAGCCTGCCCGATGACTTGTTTCTGACACGCGCAATGCGGCGCCGACTAGGTATCGGTCAGCGTGCGTTCACCGTGCCGATGTATGTGGTGCCGACGCCGTGACCGAGACCGTCACCCGCATTAGGGCCACGTCAAGCGGCACGGACGCATTCAGTAAGCCGATCCCTGGCACACCTACCGAGACTGACATTGAGGGCGCCCTGTTCGCTCCTGGTGGCTCGTCGGAGCCTGTTGAGCCTGGTCGCACACCGATCATCACGAAGCCGACCTTGTATTTCCGTATGTCGTGGCCGGATATCACGGCTGACGATCAGATTCGCGTTCGTGGCGTCGTGTATGGCGTTGAGGGCGACCCGGCTGAGTGGCATCGGGGCCAGCAACTCGAAGGCGGCATGGTTGTGCCGCTCAAGCGCGTGGGGGGCTGACGTGGCTAGCAATGTGAAGCTGAACATGAAGGCTTTCGCCGAGATCCGCACCGCGCCCAAGGTGATGAAGATGCTCGATGACATTGCCGAGGCGACCGCGAGTCGTGCCGGTGAGGGGTTCCGTGCTGAACCCGCCAAGGCTACGGGCGGTCGTGTCCGTGGTCGTGCCGCCGTCATTACGGTGACCGCCGATGCGATGCGCGCTCAGGCCAAGAATCGGGCCCTTGAGCGTGCCATTGGTGGCGCCTGATGGTCGAGGCGCTGACGTTCGGTAACGTCGAAGCGAAGACGATGGTCTACCTCGAGCCGCTGGTTTTGGCGGACGTGGTGCGTGTGCTTCCCGACCCGCTCCCCGCTAGCCCATTCGTGCGCGTCCTGCTCACTGGTACGCGACGCCTGAACCTGTCCCTTCTTGAGCACCGCCTCACCCTCGAATGCTGGGGTGGAAGCGACGCCGAAGCCGAAGCGCTCGCCCGCCTCACCTACGGCCATATGGGCGCCTGGCGCACCGATTCTGTATGGGTGCCCGACGGTGAGGACGCTTTCATTGGGGGCCCTTACGCGGACGTTGATCCAGACACGAAGCGCCCCCGTTACACGATGACCGCGAACGTTCGTCAGGCCGTCGACCACCTCTAACCACTCCCGCTAATTAGCCCGCCTCGGTGGGCTGTTTGGAGCACCCAAAAATGGTTCGACTCGATCACCCCACAGCCCGCGACGTCCACGTTGATGTCGCCGAGAAGGACGTGAAGCGCTGGGAGCGCTCCGGCTGGGTTAAGCCCGCCACGTCCACAGAGAAGCCGTCCCGTCCCACTCCGGGTCGGGCGTCCACATCCACTAAATCCGCGCCGCCTGAGACTGCGGCCCACAAGAAGGAGTAGCACTCATGGCTGCACAAACTGAAACCAAGGTAGTTGTAGGCGCGCCCGCTGTCGGCGGCGCGATCTTCCGGGCACCGCTCGGCTCTACCCTGCCCACTACGGCGTCGACGGCGCTTGATACGGCGTTCATTGCTCAGGGCTACGTGTCGTCTGACGGCTTCACCCGTGCCATCGAGAAGGCATACGCCGCGATGAACGCATGGGGCGGCGCTGAGGTTGCGAAGAGCCGCACCGAACTGGGCGTGTCCGCTTCGTTTGGCCTGATTCAGACCATCGACTCTGACGTGCTGGAGACAGTGTTTGGTGTGGACGCGGTGACCGTCACCGCCGCGACCGTCTCGACCAGCGAACTCATCACCGTTGCCTATGCGGGCACTGAACTGCCCGAGTCGACCTGGGTCGTGAGCATGGCCTACAAGGGTCGCAAGCGTCGCATCGTCTTCCCCAAGGCGCAGTTGACCACCGAGTCCTTCGAGCAGACGTTCACGGATGAGGACCTTGCGGCGTTCCCGGTGGAACTCACGATCTACCCGGACGACTCCGGCAACTACTTCTACGAGTACACGGACGACGGCGTAACGCTGTAACTGTCAACGCCCGCCCAGGGTGACTGTGCCTCCACTGGGCGGGTGTTGACCACACAGGAGGCACACCACATCACAGGAGGCACACCATGACCGCATACAAAGTACCCGAGGTAAAACGGTTCGAGTTCCAGGTTCCCGGCGACGAGGCGACGTACAGCCTGCCGTCAATGCTGGACCTACCGCCCGCAAAGTTGAAGGCGCTGGCCGGGATGAAGGATATCAACACGCAGGACGCCTCAACCCTTGAGCGCTTCAACGCACTGTTCAACACCCTCGCCGACGATGACGACAAGGGCGCACAGAAGGCCCTCGCCACCCTCGCGCTCAGCCAGAAGATCCGACTGATGGAGGTGTACGGCGACTCGTCGTCGTTGTCCGTGGGGGAATCCTCGGCCTCGTAGCACTTCACGACCAGCATCCGGCGGCGGTTGAGGCTGACCTCATCGTCGCCGGGTTGCGCTGGCGTGACATTGGTACGGGGCGCACGAACTGGCGTGATGTGTGGGCGATCTTGATGACGGTCACACGTGAGTCCGCAACTGGCCGCGCCATTCTTGGCGCCGATGCCGAGTGGGGCACACAAGAGCATCTGACGGCGCTCGCGATTGACGCTTTGGCGTCAGCGAATTGGCAACGTGGCGGCGGCAAGGGTCGCAGGCCTAAGCCCATGAAGCGTCCGGGCATGGCTCCCGATGCTGAGCAAATCCAGATGGACCGCTTTGATTCTGCCGCCGCTTTTGACGAGTGGTGGGCATCCAACTGAACAACGACACCCGGAGGTGACCCATGGCTACTGAAGTCGGCTCCGCATACGTCTCAATTGGCGCATCAACCGAGGGTCTTGGCAAGACCGTCTCCCGCGACCTCGGCAAGGTTGACGTGTCCGGCGCGGGGAAGAAGGTCGGCACCAGGTTTGGTGCCGCTATTGGCGTCGGCCTGGTCGCCGCGTCGGCACTGATTGTTAAGGGGCTCTCAAGCTCCATTGGTGCGGCCTCGACCCTTGAGGAATCAGTCAACGCCGTCACCGTGTCTTACGGTGACGCCGCTGACGAGATCCTGAAGTTGAGCGATAACTCGGCGACCGCCGTCGGCTTGTCCAGCGCCGACTTTAACTCGCTGTCGGTGCAGTTCTCGGGGTTCTCTAAGACCATCGCGGGCACTGGCGGTGACGTTGCGGGCACGTTCGATGACATTTCGACACGTGCCGCAGACTTCGCTTCGGTCATGGACATTGATGTGGCAGAAGCGGCGAGGCTATTCCAATCCGGGCTTGCGGGTGAGACGGAGCCGTTGCGGAAGTACGGCATCGACCTGTCAGCCGCCGCCGTCGAGGCATACGCGCTCGCCAACGGTATCGGTGATGGCACTGGCGCACTCACTGAAGCAGAGAAGGTGCAGGCGCGTTACGGCTCGCTCATGGAGCAGACCTCGAAGACCCAGGGCGACTTCACGAACACCGCAGACGGTCTGGCGAACTCGCAGCGTGTCCTCAAGGGCAACATGACGAACCTGTCAGCCACCATCGGCGCGGCACTGTTGCCCGCGATGGCCAGCCTGTCGGGCATTGCCACGCAGGTCATCTCGTATCTGGCCGACAACACCCCGGTCCTAGTGGGTCTTGCCGCCGTCACGGGCACGCTCCTAGTCGGCGCTATCGGTGCGTGGACGTTCTCGATGGTGCAAGCCAATATCGAGATGTGGAAGTCGGTAGCCGCAGGTACGGCGTCGACGGTTGCACGTGGCAAAGAGATTGTCACGCTGGTCGCACACAAGGTGGCGACGTTCGCCACGTCTGCTGCCACCAAGGCCGCAGCTGCTGCCCAATGGTTGATGAACGCAGCCATGACGGCCAACCCCATCGGCCTCGTGGTTGCGGCGATTGCCGCACTGGTTGCTGGCCTGGTGTGGTTCTTCACCAAGACGGAACTGGGTCAGAAGATTTGGGCCGGGTTCACCGCCGCACTCGGTGCTGCATGGGACTGGCTGTGGGGCACCGTCCTTAAGCCTGGCCTCAACGCATTGGGGGCCGCGTGGAACTGGCTGTACTCGAGCGTCATCCAGCCAGTCATCGAGGGCATCAAGGTCTACTTCCAGATCCTCACGTCCGCATTCAACCTGGCGTGGTTCGTGATCAAGTCTGGCCTCGCCGCATTGGGGGCCGCATGGAACTGGCTTTACGGCACGGTCATCAAGCCGGTCATTGACTCAATCGCTGAGTTGTGGAACTGGCTGTACTCGAACGTCATCCAGCCGGTCATCGGCTTCATTATTGGGTACATCGAAACGCTCGGGGCCATCTTCACCTGGCTGTGGGACAACGCGGTTAAGCCGGCGATAGACGGTATTGCTGGGGCGTGGGACTGGATCTACTCCAGTGTCATCAAGCCCGTGGCGAAATCCATCACCGGGAGCATCGAAACGCTCGGCGGCATTTTTACGTGGCTGTGGGACAAGGCAGTTAAGCCAGCGATTGACTTCATCTCCAGCGGGGTCAACACGGTGTCAGAAGTCATCGGCGACGTGTTCGGCGCAGTGGGTGGAACGATTCGCTCAGCGTTCGACGGCGTGGTCGGTTTCATCAAGGGTGTCATCAACAGCGTCATCGGCGTTATCAACGGCGCGACGGGTGGCGTTAACACCTTAATTTCGGCCGTGAACAAGGTTCCCGGCGTGAACTTCCCCACCATCCCGAGTATCCCTTTGCTCGCGAAGGGCGGCACCGCGACCAGTGCGGGCTGGTCGATGGTCGGCGAGCAGGGCCCTGAGCTTCTACACCTTCAGCGTGGCGCATCCGTTGTGCCGCTTGCTCGTGCTGGTGAGTTTGGCGGCGGCTCAGGCATCACACGCGCCGACCTTGCATCGTTCGCGCAAATGGTCGCCGCCGAGATCCAGGCCCTCACCCGCGCGGAGTCTGGCAACGCAATCAACAGCCGCGTGAATGACGCAGTCCTCGCCAGTCTCGCAGGAGCAGGAAAGGTGGCACCCTAATGGGTCAGAGTATGAGCGCAACCGCTCAGTCCGTCGCAGATACGGCCACGTATCGCGACGTGATGTGCCGCGCCTGGTACATCACCACCGATGGCGTCGATGACACTAGCAATAACTTCAGCACCTCGGGCGATTTTCCGGGCAATGTCACGGACGTCAGCAAGAACATCAGCATTCCGTTCGGTGGCGGCTCTCAGATGCTGCACGAGAAAACGCTGCGAGTGTACAAGCAGTACGGGTCCACCACTGACGCCTATTTTGCGGCGTGGATAGATGGCATTAACTATTGGGGCGGCGCCCAGGTATACGACAATGTCACTTACTCGGTGCCAGCGCGTGCGTACACAAATCCATCTGCACCGTCTTTAAATAATGCCTCAAGCGTTAGCTCTACTTCGGCCGTGGCTAGCTGGGCCGACCCGCGCGACTGGGGCGGCGACAACACCAGCGATTTCACCGTTCAGATTTCCGGGAACTCATCATTTTCTGGGGCGTCCACGTATAACGTTTACAACGTTAACTCCAGATCGCTCACAGGGCTTTCGCCCAACACGACCTATTACATCCGCGTGCGGGCTTTTAATGCTGCTGGCGATGGTTCGTGGTCACTTATAAAGTCGTTCACCACTGACCCGAACGCCCCGGCGGCCCCATCTGCGGTCGCCGTCTCGCGCGCGTCTGACACGCAGCACGTCGTCACGTGGACACGCAACTCCACTTCGGCAGCCCCGTATCAGTCGCAGAAGGTTCAGCGCTGGGACAACGTCACTGCCAAGTGGTCGACCATCTTCGGCACGGTGTCAGGCACTGCGACCTCGTACACGGACCGCTCGACCATCGCCAATCGTCGGTACGTCTACCGTGTGCAGGCTGTCAACACGACGGCCACGACCACATCGAGCAATGCGGCGGCCGTGTACACCACGCCGTCTGATCCGACCAATCCGGCGGCGGTGAAGTCTGGCTCGAACATTGTTGTGACTTGGACTAACACGTGCAGTTATTCTGAGTACGAGACGGTAGTTTACGAGTCTCAAGACGGTGGCGCGTATTCGACTTTGGCCACTGTCGCTGGCGGCACCGCCAGTTACACGCACGTCTCTCCCTCAACGTCGGTCACACATAAATATCAGATACGCCATGTGACTTCCAGCGGCCCGTTCCTTGGAAGCGGTTACCCCTCGACCAACACTGTTCAACTTGCGGCACCCCCGAACGCGCCCACGAACCTGGCGCCGTCTGGTGTTGCGATTGATGCTGTCAACGACATTGCGCTGACGTGGGTTCACTCGCCGGTTGACTCGTCCGCGCAAACCAAGTTCCAGATCCAGCACCGACTGGCTGGCGCAGGCGCGTGGACAACTATCGCGGTTTTCACGTCGACCTCTTCCACGTGGACGCTTCCCGCTGACACCTATGCCAACGGTGCGGGCTTTGAGTGGCAGGTTAAGACGTGGGGCATTCATGCCACCGCTGGCCCGTACTCGGCCATGGCATCGGTCACCACGTCAGCCATTCCCACGGCGACAATCAGTGTACCTGGCGCATCGATCACCACGTCTACACTCACCTTCACATGGTCTTACTATGACGCGGAGGGCAGCGCACAGGCAGAGTGGCAAGCCGAACTCCTAGACGGTGCAGGCGCGACCGTTGAGTTCGCATCCGACGCCAA